GGAGATGTAACAGGAAACCTAACTGGAGATGTTACAGGAGATGTAACAGGAAACCTAACTGGAGATGTTACTGGTAATGTAACTGGTGACTTGACAGGAAATGTAACTGGTAATGTTACAGGTAATGTAGATGGTATCGTTGGTGGAACAACTCCTGCTGCTGGTTCATTTACTGATGTAACTGCAACTGGTGCTGTTCAATTGGCAGTCTATGCAGACACCACTGCAAGAGACACTGCAATTGCAACTCCATCTGCTGGTATGATTGTTTTCGTAACAGATGGTGACGGTGGTGGCACTGCACAGTTTCATGGATACGATGGCTCTGCATGGGTTTCATTGAACTAAGATATTAGGATAAAGAAAAATGGCAATTGATAAAATTGGAACAAGAGCGGCAGACTTAGAAAACTTAGAGATTGCCGGAACAGAAGCTGCAAGAATGCCTGTTGGCACAACTGCACAAAGAGCAAATGTAAAGTCTGGTGACCAGAGATTCAATTCTGATTTGAATCTTATGGAGTATTATGATGGAACTCAATGGAAGTCTATTGACTCCCCCCCAATAGTTTCTTCAATTTCACCAACCACAGAAACAGATGCGAATGCAGATATTAGTATTGCTGGTTCTAACTTCCAATCTGGTGCTACTGTAAAATTTGTTGGTAATGATGGAACTGAGTATGCTTCTCCCACTGTTACCTTTACAAACTCAACCACTTTAGTTGCACAAACTCCAAGTTCTGCATTGACTGTTGCAAATGAACCCTATGATATCCAAGTAACAAACCCATCTGGACTTTCTTCTACTCTTGCAGATGCACTGGATGCTGGTGCCTCTCCTACTTGGACAACTGCATCTGGTTCTCTGATGGGTGGTGCAACTCTATTTGAAGGTGAGATTATTGAATCACTTTCTGTTTCTGCCACAGACCCAGATGGTGATACTGTAACATATGCGGTTGCAAGTGGTGATTCATTGCCTGCTGGACTTTCACTAAACACATCTACTGGTGCAATTACTGGTGACCCAGATGCTGTAAGTGGAGATGTTACATCAACATTTGACATTGAAGCGTCTGATGGTGTAAACACAACTTCTCGTTCATTTAGTATGGTAACTACAAACGATGAGTCTGCTGCGTATGAATCAAATCTAAAACTTTGGTTGCGTGCTGGTTGGAATGGAACCTCTGGTGGAAACCTTTCTGGAACAACTCCCACTGCTGCAAAATTTGGTTCTTCGTATGATGTTGCGAACAAAGTTAATATTATTAACAGTGTTGTTGCAAACAGTGAAACAACCACATCCTCACCAGTAAATGGAACAACAAAAATTAAAGATGCACAGGGCGGAGTTTCTGGGTTGAACACTCAAGCAAAACAAGATGATGACAAAGCATGGATGTGTGATGCAAACGATTCACTTTGGGTAGATATTCCATCTGACAATAGTGTTTTTCAAGGAAGTCATGATAATCATACAATCTGTTATTGGATTATGTGGGAAGATAGAAGTGCAAACACTGGAAGTGATTTATTCTCTCCAACATTCCATTGTTGGGCAGGCACTGGTGGTAATGCATATATGGCTCACGATTGGTATACAAACGGGACAAGTAATGTTAAACTCAAGCATTATGCCAATGGGACATATCAAGGAGAATTTGTAACTCCTAATATTTCTGGTGGAAGTAACGGCAATAAGGGTGTATGGTTTCACATTGCTGTTGTTTATAGTGGTGGGAATATTTCAGTTTACCTAAATGGTGTGTCACAATCGCATAGCTTGTCAAACACTGGAAATTTGCCTGCCATCGGTGCAAGTCAAACCTGTAACTTCAATGGTCGTGGTGACGGTAAGTCTAGCGGATTGCCTGGAAATTATTCAACTGGTGCCTCTGGATACAAATCTCAAGCAGATATTAGATATTATAACGCAGCTCTTAGTGCTGGTGCAGTTGCAGACATTTATAACAAATCTAGAAGTAGTTTTGTGTAACTCAATAAATAACTTTGTAAAAAGGAATAATGGAAAACTAAAATGGCAGCGATTATTACAGAAAAGTTTAGACGCCACAATGCAGAACAGTTTTATGAATCGTTCTCTGAAGCAGCGGCTACAACTTATTACTTGTTCGTAGGTAAGAGTTCACCTTTTACTTCTGCGACTTCTGGTGGTAGTGACAACTCTCCACCTGTCCCTAATGATGATATCACCACTGAATTTTATAAGTGGGATTCAATGTTGGGTGCAAAACTTATTTCATCTTCGGATGTATCATATGTTGTTCCTCGTAGAGATTGGACTAACTCCACTACTTACGACATGTATGAACACGATATCAGTTCTTCTAACACAACTGATTCTGGTGCGACTACATTGACAGATGGAACATACTTCTTTATGACATCTGAATATAAGATTTATAAAGTCCTTGACAACAATGGTGGAACTGCATATAGTGGTTCTGAACCTTCGTCAACCTCTGCAACTCCATTTGAGTTGGGTGGTTACTTGTTGCAATACATGTATACTCTTTCAACTTCTCAGATTCAGAAGTTCGTAACCTCAGACTTCATTCCAGTATTAACTGACTCAACTGTATCTGCTGCCGCAGTTGATGGTTCACTGGATGTGACTAGAGTTACCGCTGGTTCTGGATACACTGATGGAACTTACTATGCACCAGTGCGTGGTGATGGTTCTTCTGGTGTTGTTGAGATTGTTGTATCTGGTGGTGCGATTGCATCTCAGAGTTCTTCTGGAACCAATGTTTACACTGCGGGTTCTGGTTACACATTCGCAACAGTAGACTTGACTAACGACATCTATACTGATGCTGCATTAACTACTTCTGGTTCAATTGGTGCTGGAACTGGTGGTGCGGTTGAACTAATCATTTCACCTAAAGGTGGCCACGGTTATGACGCAGTGACAGAATTGGGTGGACACTATGTAATGGTCAATGTTAAACTAGAACAGTTTGAAGGTGACGACATCACTGTTGCAAACGATTTCAGAGAAGTTGGTATTGTAAGAAATCCTTATAACTATGGAACAACTACAGTATCTTCTGCGACTACTCGTAGACAGACATTTGCATGTTACTTCACAACAGCTCCATCTACTGATTTTGAGATTGATGAGAAGATTACACAAGCAACTACTGGTGCAGTAGGTCGTGTAGTTGAATGGGATTCAACGAATAACATTCTTTACCTCATGCAAGAACAGTGGGAAAACTATGGTGTAGACAGTGATGGTAATACTGCTGCATTCAGTGGAACAAATGCAATCACTGGTGCAACTTCAACTGCGGTTGCAACTCCATCTTCTAATGCATCTGACACAGTAACACTTACTGGTGGTTCAACGATTACATTTACATCTGGTTATGCAAACCCAGAGTTGGAACCAGACAGTGGTGACATTCTTTATGTAGAGAATAGAAGACCTATCTCTCGTGCAAGCGACCAAACAGAAGATATAAAAATTGTTATAGAATTTTGATATAAGGTTGAGTTCTAAGTTTTACTAAATAGTATTAGTAAAACAATGAGGACTCAACTATGAACTACAGCATATATTGTGTAACGAATAAAACAAACGGAAAGAAATATATTGGTATCACTAAGAATGATATCAATCAAAGATTAAAGGAACATATCACACAAAGTCGTTATAGTGATTATAAATTTCACCAAGCGATTAGAAAATATGGTAAGGATTTATTTGAGATTGAACAAATTGATATGACTGATACTAAAGAAAATGCTTTGGAATTAGAGACTAAATATATCAAAGAGTTCAACACATTTGAATCTGGTTATAATATGAATGAAGGTGGAGTTGGTTTGGTTTATCATACTGATGAATCTAAACAAAAGATGAGTGAGAATAATTACTGGAAAGGTAAATCTCGTTCTGGACAACTCAACCCGATGTTTGGTAAATCCCACTCAGAAGAAACTAAGAAACTGATGAGTGAGAAAAAGAAAGGTTTATATTCTGGTGAGAATCATCCTCTATATGGTAAACATCATACAGAGGAAACCAAGAGAAAAATTAGTGAAGCCAATCTAGGAAAAGAGGGGTGGAACAAAGGTAAGACTTGGAGTGAAGAATACAAACAGAAAATGAGTTTATCTAAAAAGGGAACAGTTGCATGGACAAAACAATGGATTGTTACTTTCCCAGATGGACACACAGAAGAAGTGGACAATCTTGCCGAATTTTGTAGGGAACACAAGTTACATAGAGGAAATATGTCCTCAGTTGCTAAAGGAAAATTGAAGCAGTATAAAGGTTATACTGTAACACAAAAGAGTTAAATTAAATGGAAAAAACCAATCTTAATGTCAATCCTTATTATGACGACTTTTCAGAGGACAAGAATTTTCATCGTGTTCTCTTTCGTCCAGGCTTCGCTGTCCAAGGTCGTGAACTAACTCAACTCCAATCTATTCTACAGAATCAGATTGAGAGACATGGACGACATATGTTCAAAGAAGGAACAGTGGTTATCCCTGGCGCAATCGGTTTTACGAATGAGTATTATGCAGTAAAGTTAGAGTCTACCTTTTCGTCTAATGATATTACATCTCAGATTGACGATTATGTTGGTAAGAGAATTACTGGAACAACCTCTGGTGTTGTTGCAGAAGTTGTTGAAGCGGTTGCAGCGACTGCCGCAGACCCTATCACTCTTTATGTAAAATATGTAAGAACTGGTTCTGACAACGAAACTGTTGTGTTTAACGATGGTGAGAATATTAGTGCAGATGGAACTGTAGGTTCTTTCGGTTCTGGTATTGACTCTGCAACAGTTAATGGAACTGCAATCGGTTCATCTGCAAACATCCAAGAAGGTGTTTACTTCATTCGTGGACACTTCGTTCGTGTTGCAGAACAAAGACTTATTCTAGACAAATTCACTGCAACTCCTTCATACCGTATCGGTTTGACTGTGACTGAATCTTTGGAAACTCCAGAAGAAGATACTACTCTTTTGGATAACGCAACTGGAACATCCAATGTAAACGCAAAGGGCGCTCACCGTCTCAAGATTTCTTTAACACTTGCAAAACTTGCTCTTGACTCTGAGGAAGATGAAGATTTTATTGAACTCCTAAGAGTTAAGAATGGTGTTGCACAAGAGAAAGCACGAAACACAGAATACTCAGTATTGGGTGAGACACTTGCTCGTAGAACATACGATGAGTCTGGTGACTACACAGTTCGTGATTTCCAAATCGACATTCGTGAGACTTTGAACGATGGTTTGAATGACGGTGTTTATAATGTTGGTGACACAACCGACTCTGGTAACACTGCATCTGATGATTACCTTACTGTTCAAGTATCGCCAGGCAAGGCCTATGTTCGTGGTTATGAGATTGAAACAATCGCACCAAAATACATCGACTTCCCTAAACCAAGAGGATTCGAAAACTACAACGCAGCGGTTACCCCTGTAGAGGTCGGTAACTACCTTATTGTAAATAACATCAATGGTGCTCCAGAAATTTCACCTTTCATCTCTGGTGAGATTGATGAACCTTATCGTGAGATTGCACTATACGATACACAGACTGCATCTCGTGGAACTCCATCTGGTAACAAGATTGGTTTCGCAAGAGCTCGTGCATTTGAACACCATGAAGGTAATGACACTTCTGGAACAGACCTCGTTGTAGATTCAACTAATACAGATACGAAATACAAACTCTACTTGTTTGACCTTCGTATGTTCACAAACCTAACAATGAGTGCAACTCCAAGTCCTGCCGTAACACAGGGAACCAAAGTAACTGGTTCTCTATCTGGTGCATATGGATTTGTTGCATCTGCATCTAGTGGCTCAATTATTTCTCTAACTTCGGTTGTTGGACAATTCACTGCTGGTGAGAAACTAATCTCTACCTCTTCTACTGAGACTGATGAGATTCTAGAAGACTCTGGTAACACAGACTTGACAATCAGCTCTGTTACTCCACACGACTTGTCTTCTGCAAAACAAGTTTATATGAGTGACCCAGATGTGGGCGACCCAGACTTCACTGCTGATATTGATTTGAGTGCATCTTACACTCTATCTGGACTTATTACTACAAGTTCATCTTCGGTTACTATTACTGGTTACCAAACAGATTTCTCAAATGAATTGCGTGTTGGTGATGTTATTGAAATCCCAACTGGTTCTGGTGGTGTCTTAGAAGAGAGAACTGTTTCTACAATTAACAGTGCAAACGAAATTGAAGTTGATTCTGCTCCTACAACAACTGTATCGTCTATCGGTGCAACTCGTAAGAGAGCTCAACTCAATGACCAAAACAAAAACATTCTCCTTCGTAAACTACAAAAGAGTTCTATTAAAACACTCAAGACAGAAGCAAACGGTGGCATCTCTGATACTCAAGTAACCATTCGTAGGTCGTTTGTCAACTCATCATCTGCTGGTGGTGCGGTTACCTTCACAGCTGGTTCAAACGAAACCTTCGGTGCAGTTGACAACACAGACTATGTGATGATGATTGTTGCTGCTGGTTCTGGTGGTTCTGGTGCAGCGGGTGACATTGTAAACCTTAACTCTTCTAATGTTACTGTTACTGGTGCTGGAACTGGAACACTGACTGTTACCTCTTCAACTATTTTGGGTAATGGTGCAGAAGTTCGTTTGATTACCACACTGACAAGAACTGTAGTAAACGAAAAAACCAAGACACGAAACAGAATGCATCTTGTCCTTGTAGACAATGATGGTATTGCTGGTGGTGCTGAATACGGAACCTCTGCACACCATAAAGATGTTTCACTTGGTGTTGCAGACATTCATAAACTATGGGCGGTGTTTGAATCTGCTGATAATTCTACTGACCCTGTTCTACCTCAATGGACTGTTACTGGTGCATCTGGTGTATTCCAAAAAGGTGAATTGATTACTGGACAAGACTCTGGTGCGATTGCAAGAATCGTAAACCCATTGACACCAATCACTTATGTGTCAGTCAACAATGTTGCATTCACATCTGGTGAACAAATCATCGGTGCAGAGAGTGAAGAATACGCAACACTTGATACATTCACTGCTGGTGATGAGAATGTCACAAACAGATTTACATTGGACAATGGACAACGAGACAACTTCTACGATATCGGTAGACTAGTTCGTAAGCCTGGTGTTGTTGCACCTACTGGTAAGTTGTTGATTGTTGCAGATTACTTCTCACACGGAACTGGTGACTTCTTCACTGTTGACTCTTATAGTCAAATCAGTTATAAAGAAATTCCTACTTACTCTGCGACTCGTGTAGACCCAGAGGTTGCAGAACCTACTGGTGAATACGACTTGCGTGATGCAGTTGACTTTAGACCTCGTGTTGCAGACGCAACTACGACTACAACTACTATTCAGTCTCAGACAACTTACAAAGTTACTTCTATGTCTTTCAACTTTGAAGACAGAAGTTTTGCTGGAACTGGTTCGTCAACTATCGGTATTCCAAAAGATAACTCAAACTTCGTCTACGACTTTGACTACTATGTTGGTCGTATTGACATGTTGTTCTTGAATTCACAAGGTGAGTTTAAGGTAGTCAGTGGTGCATCTGCTGAACAACCTGTTCCACCTAAACCAATTGATAATGCAATGAAGATTGCACATATCAACTTGAACCCATACATCATTGACATCGGTGATGCATCGTTCACAAAAGAAAACAACCGTAGATATACCATGCGTGATATCGGTAAACTTGAAACCCGTATCAGTAACATGGAATACTACACTGCACTGAACCTTCTTGAGAAGGACGCACAGTCACTAGAGATTACAGACTCTAACGGTCTAAACCGATTCAAGTCTGGTTTCGTAGTAGACAACTTCGCTGGTCACGCAACTGGTGATGTTAAACACCCAGACTATCGTAATGCGATTGACATGCAAGCGGGTGAACTTCGTCCGAAATACTACATGAAGGGTGTGTCTATCTCAGAAGAGAATACTACTGATGCAGAAAGAACCAATGACCAATATCAGAAGACAGGTGATATTCTAACTCTTCCATACACTCATAAGGTTGCAGTAAGTCAACCATATGCGACTCGTATTGAAAACTTGAACCCTGTTCTCTCATTCTCATGGGCGGGTATTTGTAAACTATCTCCATCTGGTGATGAGTGGTTTGAAGTAAACCGTCTCCCAGATTTGATTATCAACAGAGAAGGTAACTTTGATACTGTCCTTGCTGCAAACCGTAACGCAATTGGAACAGTATGGAACGCATGGCAAACCCAATGGTCTGGTGTAACTAGTTCTAGAACTACTACATTCAGAGAAACCTCTTGGGCTCGTGCAAGAAGACAAGTTCCTTTCAGACCTGTTATTCAGAGAACAACGACAACGACTCAAACTGGACAATCTAGAACTGGTATTCAGACTTCGGTTGTTCCACAGATTGATTACGAATCACAAGGTGATAGAGTTTTATCTCGTGCATTGATTCCTTTCTGTCGTGCAAAGAATATTACATTTACCGTTACTGGTATGAAACCTTTGACTAAGGTTTATCCATTCTTTGATAAGAATAAAGTATCTAGTCTTGTAACTCCATCTGGTGGTTCAGAAGGTGATAACCTTATCACATCTGCTGCTGGTAAGATTGAAGGTGTATTCAGAATTCCAGACCCTAATGTGAATGGTAACCCTAAATTCAGAACTGGTGAGAGAGTGTTCAGATTGACTTCTTCTGCAACGAATGAAGAAACTCCAGAACCAGAAACTTTCGCACAAGCAATTTACTCTGCAACTGGTATCCTTAATACTGTTCAAGAGACAATCATCGCAACTCGTAACGCAAGGGTTGAGGTTCGTAATGTATCTCAATCTAGAACGGTTACTAACACTCAAACTCGTGATGCAGTTGTTGGATGGTGGGATCCACTTGCTCAATCATTTATGCCACAAGCCCCAGGCGGAGAGTTCATCACTAAGATTGATACTTACTTCCAAGGTAAGGATGATGACCTACCTGTTACATGTCAGATTCGTGAGATGTCTAATGGTTACCCAACCACCAAGGTTCTACCTTTCGGTTCTGTAACTTACGAACCATCTCAAGTTAATATCTCTGATGATGCATCTGTTCCAACAACATTTGTATTTGAAGAACCTGTCTATGTTAAAGATGGTGTAGAATACTGTATCGTTCTCTTCACTGACTCTGCGAAATACTTCGCATGGATTTCTCGTATGGGTGAAGTTGATGTGGGTGGTTCTCGTTTGGTTTCAGAACAACCTTACTTGGGTGTTCTATTCAAATCACAGAACAACACAACTTGGACTGCATACGATTTTGAAGACTTGAAGTTCAACTTGTATCGTGCATCATTTGATACTTCTGCAACTGGAACAGTAACCTTCGTCAACGATGAGGTTCCTGCTGTTACTCTACAGAACAATCCTTGCAGAACAATCAGTGGCGACTCTAAGGTTAAGATTACACACCAAGACCATCACATGTATTCGTCTTCGAACAATGTGACAATCACTGGTGTTCATTCTGGTATCGAAACTACACTGAATGGTGCAATCACCGATAGTGCAACTTCACTCACATTGACAAGTTCAAACCTATGGCCTTCGTCTGGAACTGTATATGTTAAAGTAGATGATGAAGTAATGTCTGGAACCATTTCTGGAACTTCAATCACTTCACTTTCTCGTGCAGTTGAGGGTGATGCTGCTGCACACTCTGATGGTGCAACGATTGAACTCTATCAGTTGAATGGTATTCCATTGACAGAAGTGAACAAGACACACAATGCAATCGGTGATATTCAGATTGACTCTTACACTATTACAACTACAACCGCTGCAACTGCTGATGGTTCTGGTGGTGGTGACTCTGTAACTTCAACTGAAAACGCATTGATGAACAACATGCAAACTCTTGTTCCTACAATTGAACACCCAGATACTTCTTTGACTGCAAGAGTCAGAACGACATCTGGAACTTCACCAAGTGGAACAGAGACTTCGTTCTCAAAACAAACTCTAGGACAAGCAGAGTCTATTCCGATTACGGATAACCATTACTTTGCGAATCCTAAGATTGTATGTTCACAAGTCAATGAAACACAAGAATTGTCTGGTGAGAAATCATTCAACCTTATCTTCACAATGACTTCGGACAAAGAGAACTTGTCACCAATCATTGACTTGGATAGAAGAACTGTTGTTGCTGTTGCAAACCGTTTGGATAATGTTGATAGTTCATCTGCAATCTATCCTTCAACAGATTATATTTCTCCAACAGAACCAGAAGGTGATTCTAACGAATGTAACTATGTCACTCGTAAGGTTCAGTTGAAGACTCCAGCGACTGCAATCAGAACATACTTGGATGCGGTTAAGTTTGACACTGCTGAAATCCAAGTGATGTATAAGATTCTTCGTTCAGACGATGCATCTGACTTCGATGAGATTGGTTGGACATACTTCAATGGTGATGGAACTCCAGATACAGCTGTGAACGCATCTGTAAACAATACGGACTTCATCGAAAGAGAATACACAGTAGAAGGTCTAGAAGAGTTCATTGCATTCGCAATTAAGATTCGTCTGCAAGGAACTAACTCTTCTGAGGTTCCTCGTATCAAAGACCTAAGAGCAATAGCACTGGCGACTTAATATGACGGACTATGTTAAAGTAAAAGACCATCCACACCTTGCAAGAGATGTAGGTTCTCGTGGAATCGTTAATACTAACCTTGCTGCATATGAGGCTGCGGTTGCTCGTTCTCGTGCCGCAAACAAACAAAAAGATGATTTAAGAGACGCAGTAAGAGACATAAATAATCTAAAGTCAGAGATGCATGAAATAAAAAATCTCTTATTAAAGTTAGTGGATAAAGAATAAATGGCAACTCGTAATACACCAGCAAGTTTTACTTTTGAAGAATGGCGTGTTGAGTTTAATGAACTCGCAGTCGATGTCGGCGATATCAATGGTGGTATCACTGGTTCGATTCCTGCTTCAACTCCAACATACACAACCGTAGAGAATGCTCTAGATGGACTGGTGTCTGACATCAACTCTATCATTGATGGTTCTTATGACTTCACTGGTGATGTTCGTATTGATGCAAACTTAGAAGTAACTGGTAACATTACTCTCGGTGGTAACATCGTAATGGGTGATGCAGATACAGACTCTATTGACTTTAATGCAGATGTTGTCTCTAACATTATTCCAAACGCAGCCGCAACTTATGATTTGGGTGCGAGTGGAAAGGAATGGCAAGACCTTTACATGACAGGTTCACTGAACAATGATAGTGGAACCTCATTGACATTCCCAACAAACAGTGGTGCAATCGCAACAGAGGGATTCTCTGTTGCAATGGGTATTGCACTCGGTTAATCATTATAAATAACATAGTATAAACTAAAGGAAAAAATCAGAATGGCAAACAATTTTAAAAACGCATTCGCAACAAGTGTATCGACTTCTTCTGGAAGCCCTACAACTGTTTACACTGCGAACAATGGTTCTGCCGTCAACTCAATTCTGATTGAACTTGATGTTGCAAACACAGGTTCATCTGCAATCCAAGTCAGCGTTCAAATCTATGATGACTCTGGTGCTGCATCTTATCACATCGTAAAGAATGCTCCTATCCCAGCGGGTGGTGCATTGAAAGTGGTATCTGGTCAGAAAGTTGTGTTGAACGGTGACGATGAAGTTCGTGTATATGCAACTGCATCTACAGTAGATGTTGTCGCATCAATTCTAGAAGATGTTGCATAAGGGGTAGAGAATAATGTCTGACGCATATATCGGTGTTCCATTTATAAACCAAGTCTCTACAACCTTTCCAAAGGAAGACTATACAGGTTCAGACTTCGGTTCTGTGACAGGTGCTCACGGGTCATATTCAAATGCTGTTGAGTTGAGTATTGATGTGCCTGGTTCTGAAGCAGGAAACATTGAAGTTCTTTTGGACAATGTTCGTCAAGAACCCGATGTTGCATATTCAGTTCATGAAGATAGTTCAAACAGACCAAGAATTATAAACTTCTCTGAGTCTCCATCTTCATCTGCATCTATCTATGTAATTCATAAAGGTGTCGGCCCTTACAACATGACTCCACCAAACAACTCTGTTGGTGCGACTCAGTTGACAGAACAAATGAAAACCTTCACTACAGATACTTTCTCTGGTGATGGTTCTACTGTTGCATTTACTCTATCAGAGACTCCACCAAATGTCAATACTTTGTTGGTGATGGTAGACGGTATTGTTCAGAAAGCAGGTGCAAGTTATAACTACACACTTTCTGGAACAACTCTTACATTTACTTCTGCACCAGATTCAAGTGCAGAGATTGAAGTTAAACACATGGGTGTTCGTGGTATTGTTCGCAGAGGCCCAGATTGGTTGGTTGATAACTTCACTGGTGATGGTTCCACAACAACCTTTACTCTGACAACTGCTGGTGTGAACACTAACAGTGCATGGGTATACTATAACGGTGTTATGATGGTTCCTACAACCGACTATGCAGTTAATACTTCTAGTGGTGTTGTGACATTCACATTCGCACCTACTAGTGGACTTCCAATTATGATAAGGTATCAAAACTAATGGCTAGTAAAAATAAAAATCTTGCAGAACTATTAGACGCAAACGGTGATGTTCTATTAACAAACTTGGATAATATTTCAGTCAATGCGACTTCGGTTTCTGATAGTGCAAATACATCAACTGGTTATTTTGAACTTCCTCAAGGGTCAGATGCACAAGAACCAAGTGCTGGTGTTGGTCGTGTTAGATACAACACTGATGAAGGTGTTGTAATGTTTTCTGATGGAACTGATTGGTTTAAGATTGCTGTTGCGGTTGCACAACTAGATTCTGTTACTGGAACAATTTATGCTGGACTTGGTTCAGATTTAACACTTGCTGGTTCTGGTTTCCTTAGTTCAAATCTAGTAGTCAACTTTACACAATCATCAGATTCCATTGATGTAGATGTTACAGTAACTCCTACTTCTGATACTGCTGCAACTGTTACTGTTCCTTCTAGTGTTTACTCTAATGTTACTTCAGGAAATGTGGTTACAATTAAAGTGACTAACTCAGATGGAATGAGTTCTGGAAATGTAACAACGACTGCAGCTGGAATACCTTCTGGTGGAACAAGGATTAACCCTACTGGAACAACATATACTCACATCTTTACTTCAAGCTCAACATTCACAGTTCCAACTGGATTATCATTATCAAATGTTGAATACCTAGTCGTTGCCGGTGGCGGTGGCGGTGGCGGCGGTTGGAGAGGTGGTGGCGGCGGTGCCGGTGGATTGAAATCATCTGTCACAGGTGATTCGTCTGGTGGTGGAACCTCTGCACAATCTAAACTTAACATGTCTGCTGGAACATACACCATCAATGTTGGAACTGGTGGTTCTGGAAACATTGGTGCTGGACAAGGCTCAGACGGTGGAACATCTTCAATTATTCAAGATAGTGGTTCAACCACTTTAGTTACTACTACTGGTGGTGGCGGTGGTGGATATTACCCTTCTACTGGTGGTCGTTCTGGTGGTTCTGGTGGTGGTGCCGGTGGTGGTGGTTCACAAGTAGGTGGTGCTGGAACCTCTGGACAAGGTTATGGTGGTGGTGATGGAAACACTTCTCAGAATGGTGCTGGTGGTGGCGGTGCCGGTGCAAGAGGTGGAGACTGTGGAACTGGTGGAACTTCTGGTGACGGTGGTAACGGTGTTATTTCTACTATCATATCAACATCTGATGCATCAACATACAGTGTTGGTGAAGTTGTAAGTTCTGATGTTTACTTCGCTGGTGGCGGTGGTTCTGGTGGTTATGAAGCAGCAAACAACTACCCTATTGGTGGTCTTGGGGGCGGTGCAGATGGTAACTGGTCTTCAACTTCTGGTGGCACAGTGGATGGTGCTGATGCATCGCATCCCAATAGTGGCGGTGGTGGTGCTGGTTCTGGTGGTGAGGCGGCAACTGGTGATGGTGGAGATGGTGCTGATGGTGTAGTTATCATCAGATACACATTGTAAGGAAAGAATGATGGCATATTACGCAAAAGTATTAGACGGAAAAGTTATTAAAGTAATTAGTTGTTCAGAGGAATATCGTAACGAACTTGTTGACGATGAACCAGGCACCTATATTGAAACCTTCAAAGATGGAAGTCAGAGAGGAATGTTTGCTGGTGTTGGTCATTCATATGACCATGCAAATGATAGATTTTTGCCACCCAAACCATATGATTCATGGACTTTTGATGAAGATGAATATCGTTGGACTCCCCCAAGTGCAAATCCCGGCACAGATGATTACATCTGGAATGAAGAAACCAGAACTTGGGACGCAGTGACAACTGAATAAATATAGATGAACGAAATTAAAGGTAGACAATAATGGCATATATCGGTAGTTCACCAGCATATGGTGTATTTGAAAGACAGGTATTAACTGGTGACGGTTCCACTACTCAGTGGGCACTGGACTACACTGTTGCGTCTCCAACTTCTCTGTTGGTGGTGTTGGGTGGTATTGTCCAAGAACCAGAGTATTCATATTCTACATCAACAACTAATGGTGTATCGTATATTAACTTCTCTGAAGCACCAGATGCCGCAGACAGAGCTTCTATTGTTTACTTGGGTAGACAGTTACTTACTGCTGCCGCAACGAACTCTAATACAGTTCTAGACGAATTCAGTGGAGACGGTTCTACAACTGCCTTCACACTATCACAAGTTCCTGCTTCTAATACAGCAGAGAACTTTATGGTTTATGTTGACAATGTTTATCAGAGGGAAGGTTCTTCATATGCCTTCACTGTTACTGGTTCAACATTGACCTTCACTGCTGCTCCACCTAGTGGAACAGACAACATTCAAATCTATCAATTGAATGGAGTGAACACACTAAATACTGTTGCAGATGGAAGTATTACAACTGCAAAGATTCAAAATTCTGCGGTTACTAGAACTAAACTTGACTTTGACCCAGAGGATGATGCAACTGCACTTGCAATTGCACTAGGATAATAACTTAATAGGAAGATAAAATGGCGAATACCTTCAAAAATAGTGCATTAGCAGATGTATCAGATAGCGCATATGATACTCTATACACTGCACCTTCAGCAACTCAGACAGTTGTTCTAGGACTCGCAATCGCAAACAAGACAACTAGTGCGGTTACAGTTCAAGTTCAATTCTCAGATAGTTCTGCTGCAACAACATACCAACTACTAGAGAATGTGAGTATTCCAGCGAATACGACATTGGAAACTCTTGCTGGTCAAAAATATATCTTGGAAGCAGGTGATGCTCTCAAGGTTCAGTCTGGAACTGCATCTGCACTAGATGTTGTTCTCGGTTTAATGGAAAAAGCATAAGAGGATAAACGATGCCATTTCTAGGAAAACAACCAACCGCTGGATTTGCTTCAATCGTCAAAGATGATTTTACAGCAGACGGTTCAACTACAGCATTTACACTGAGTAAGAATGTTGCGTCTGCAAACGACATTGCAGTATTCGTAGGTAATGTTCGCCAAGAACCTACTGATGCTTATAGTGTTTCGGGAACAACTCTTACTATGTCTGCGGCTCCTAGTTCTGGTGTGAACTTCTATGTTCTTCATATTGCTGGAACTCATGAGAGTTCGGTTGTGCCTGCTGACGGAACAATTACAAATTCAAAACTAAGTTTGACATATACAACATCTACAACTGCAACTGGTGACGGTTCAACAACTGGATATACTATTTCAAGTGGTCATAATGTGGAAAGTGTTTTGGTTGTATATAACGGTGTCATTCTAACTCCAACAACAGATTATACTGTTAGTGGAACAACATTAACATTTGTTTCTGCACCAGTTGATGGTTCGGAAGTAGTAATAAGGTATCTACCAGTATGAGTAAAGCAAGAAATTTAGGTGACATGATGCTGAGTGTTGGTTCTCAGAACCAAATTCTAATGAGACACCCAACATTAGATTATGTCAAATCATATTGTCCAACTGCATCTGGGTTGCGAAGTGTCAACACTAGTGCTGGTTCCAATACTGCTAATGATGCAAACGGTAAAGATACTGGTAAGTCGTTTACTTATTATGATTCGTTTGGAACTCCATTCTGGTCAGTATCTTTTTCTGGGTATATTTCGCCTGGCTCTTATTATTGGACTTGGGGGTTGTGGAACCATACACAAGGTCATTGGGTTCCACCTGTTTTTCAGGAAAATGAAGATGTAATAAACAATGCATGGACTAGAACAATTGATGGGACTGTATATAATGCATGTGTTAGATTTAAAGGTGATGTTCATGTTTATTCTTCGCAACCATTCCAAACCTTTGATTTCAGTAATGAAAATGATGGTGATGAGATTAGAATGCGACAATCTGCATCTTCTGCTGCTGCTGGCTCGACATATTCTAACGCATCACAGACACTTTATTCACAAAGGTTCTTAGTGCATACTGGCCCAGTTAGTGCTGGACATTATATTGAACAAGGAATTTTCTAATGAGTGAACCAACACTAGAACAATATATTACAGACTTGACTAACGGAACGACTTACTTAGATGGGTTAGTTGCTGACTCTGGTGACAAGACTAGAGTTAAAGAAGTAATGGATGGAATTAAATTTCAAATGTCAATCACAGAAGTCACTGACTCTGATGAAGATTTGTCTGCTTTTCAGGCATCTGTTGATGCTGCACAGACATATATTGATACAGAATAAATATAGAGAAATAGGAATTAAAAGATGCCATTTATTGGAAAACAACCACAAACAGGTGCATACTCTAAGTTGGATTCAATCACAACTTCGGCAACTGCTACCTACAATCTAACATTAGATGGTGGTGCATATTACCCTCAGAGTGCAAATCATTTGTTGGTTTCCTTGAACGGTGTTATGCAGGCTCCACAAGATTCATTCACTGTAAGCGGTTCACAGATTACATTCGCAAGTGCATTGACAAGTTCTGATAACATTGACTTCATCATGGCACTCGGTGATACACTGGATATCGGTGTTCCAAGTGCTGGAAGTGTAAACACAAGTCAACTTGCAGATGGTGGTGTTACTAATACTAAACTTGCTAATGACTCCATCACAATCAATGGAACAACTATTGCATTGGGTGGTAGTGATACAATTACTGCTGGTAAGGTTCTACAAGTTGCAACTGCAACACTCAGTGTCACTCAATCATTCACTGGTGGTGGTTATACTGATGTGAATAGTTTGACGGTTACTATGACACCCAGAGATGCAAATAGTAAATTTTTAATTATGGGTTATTTTGGTGCGATTTCAACTTGGCACGCCAGTAGGGAGAGAACTCTAGATGGTCGTGTATTGAGAAATGGAAACACTATAACGGGAAATCCATCAACTGATAGTAATAGAGTTGGAACTACTTTTAGAACTGGTTCTAGTGAAGGTGATGGGAATCACCCTCGTGGTGTTCACTTTACTGTAATGGATGAACCAAGTTCAACATCAGCGTTGACATACAAAGTCCAAGTAAGACCAGAAGATTCTAGTAGTGGTGTTGTTTATATCAATCGTTCTGCGTCCTATAGCGATGTAGCAGGGTCTTATGGAACACGCCCAATGTCAACACTAACTGTTATGGAGATTGCCGGATGATTACTGAAGCACTTATGTCCCTTCGTCCAAATGCAAGGTTTATTGTAATTGGAGAAACTGTTGATGGTATTGAGTGGTTAGATGAAGACCAAACTCGTCCTACTGACGATGAAATTCTTGCAGAGGTTACTAATGTAATTGCAGAATCTCAACTAAAACAATTGAGATTTGAAAGAAATAGAAAACTCGCAGAAACAGATTGGGTTGTCACTATGCACAAAGAGAAGGGAACAAACATCCCTGCTGCATGGAAAACATACAGACAAGCACTTAGAGATATAACAGATACCTACACATCATTGGATGATGTTGTTTGGCCGGAGAAACCATAATGGCATTAGTTAAAATAAATGATAGAAGTATTTTAGATACAGACTTTTCATTGTCTGATAGTGAAACTGTAACTGTTAATACAGATACATTTGATTACACTGGTAATAATGGTATTCAGATTGATGCTGATTCTGGTAATAATGCTGGTGTATTTGTAAATACAAATGGCGACACAGTAAAAGGTTATATGAGTGCTGATAACAGCACTGATACAGTAAATTTTGGTTCAATTACTAATCATTATGTGAACATCAAACAAAATGATACCACTGCAATTAACATTGGTGGTGGAAGAGTTGCAATTCAAAACCAAGGTGGAGATACTGCACTACAAATTGATGGTGGTGGCGATTTCAGATTATATGCTGCTGATGCTGCAACATATGCTGATATATGGGTAGACGGGCGGCCTAGTGGTTCTTTTAATAATGGAACTGGAAATCCATTTTGGTCTCATGAAATGCACTTGTTATCTCAACATTCCACATACGACCGTTCATGGGATGATTACCCTACTATAACAGTCCATAATACAACTGACCATGGCCCTCAAACTGAGTTTCGTATTCACGGTGCGCCCGGCTCTTCTGGTGGTGATATTTCTACTTCTCTAAGGATTGATGGTTCATACTACAGTGGTTCAGATAATCGTAGGAAGACAAATATAGAATCTATTACTTCTGCATTGGATACTGTCAACGCACTTGATGGTAAAATCTATAATACGATTAACAGAGATGGTGATATTGAGGAAGGGTTGACACATAGTGGTAAATCTTATGGTTTTATTGCACAAGATGTTTTAGATGTTATTCCTAGTGCAGTTAAGTATGATGATGGAGATGCAGATACTCCAAATGAAAATGGTTGGGCATCTGCATATGCAATTAACTACGGTTCATTGGTTGCACTATTAACTAACGCAATTAAAGAACAACAAGTCATAATTGAAGATTTGAGAACTAGAATTGAAACATTAGAAAGTGCAGAATAAATAAAGAAATAAACGGACAGGAAAACTTAGATGCCAATTTCAAAAATTAAAGGTAGTGCGATTAACGATGGTGCGATTAACTCTGACCGCCTAGACGATGGGACAATCGTTGCAGTTGACTTAGCATCTGAAGCAGTCAACACTTCAAAGATGAGTGGACTCACTGGAACATCGTCTGGTTTCATTAAAGCAGACGGTGACGGAACAATGAGTGTTGCAACTGCTGACTTGGTGGACGATACGACTCCACAACTCGGTGGGAACTTAGATGGTAACGGTAATACTATTGACCTCTCTGGCAACACTGATGCATTGACACTTCCTCAAGGAACAACTGCTCAAGAACCTGCTGCTGCATCTTATACTGGTGCAATTAGATACAACACTGATGAAGGTGTTGTAATGTATTCAGATGGAACAGATTGGTATAAGATTGCTGCCCAAGTCGCAACTTTAGATTCTGTTACTGGTAATATCATTGCTGGTCTTTCAACCACATTAACCCTTGCTGGTTCTGGTTTCCTTACTGCAAATCTAGTAGTCAATTTTACTCAAGCATCTGATGGTATTGATGAAGATGTTACAGTAACTCCTACTTCTGATACTGCTGCAACAGTTTCAGTTCCTAGTGCAGTTTATAATAGTGTTACTGGTGGGAATGTAGTAACAATTAAAGTTACAAACTCAGATGGAATGAGTTCTGATGGTGTAAATAAAACGGCAATCGGACTTCCATCTGGTGGAACACTAACAACTTCTGGTAACTATAGAATTCATACATTTACAAGTTCTTCAACTCTTGTGGTTCCAACAGGATTTAGTGCAACCGCAGAATACCTAATTGTCGGTGGTGGTGCTGGTGGTGGTCGCTTACACGGCGGTGGCGGCGGTGCCGGTGGTATGTTGACAGGTTCTACATCAATATCTGCCCAAACCTATACAATTACAGTAGGTGCTGGTGGTGCGGCGGCATCCAGTTCTAGTGTTAAAGGAACCAATGGAGTTAATTCATCTGCCCTCGGACTAACTGCAATTGGTGGTGGTGGTGGTAACAGCCGTGATGCCGCCAGTGCTGGTTCTGGTGGTTCTGGTGGTGGTGGTAAAGGAACTGGTAGTGGTTCATCCACTGGTGGTTCTGGAACTTCTGGACAAGGTAATGACGGAGGCGATGGACTTGGTGCTGGTTCTGGTGCTGAGGGCGGAGGCGGAGGCGGTGGTGCCGGTGCTGCTGGTAGTAACGGAACAGCAGCATCTGGTGGTAATGGTGGTGGTGGAACTTCTAGTTCTATAAGTGGTTCTTCGGTGACTTATGCCGGTGGTGGTGGCGGCGGTTCCACTACAACTTCTGGTTCATATCCCGCTGGTAGTGGTGGTTCTGGTGGTGGCGGTGCTGGTGGTGATGGTTGCACCGCAGCTGGTAACGGCAGTGCAAACACTGGCGCCGGCGGTGGCGGTTCTGGTTATAACCCCGCTTGCACAAGTGGTGGTGTCGCTGGTAACGGTGGTTCTGGTATTGTCATTATTAGATATGATGTTAGTGGTCTATAAGGAGAAAATATAATGGCACATTTTGCAAAAGTTCTGGATGGTAAGGTTATTGATGTTATTGTTGCAGAACCAGAGTTTTTCGATAGTTTTGTTGATACAACTCCAGGCAAGTGGATTCAAACTTCATACAATACACAGGGTGGTGTCCACTCAGATGGTGGAACACCACTAAGAAAGAATTTCGCTGGACTAGGTTATGTCTATGATGTAACTAGAGACGCATTCTATGAACCACAGCCATACCCTAGTTGGACTCTAGATGAAGAGACTTGCACTTGGGAATCTCCAGTTGAACATCCTGGCGATGGTAAGTATACTTGGAATGAAGAAACTCAGTCTTGGGACGCAGTAACCGAATAAAATTCTAAACCTCTCTTCGGAGAGGTTTTCTTTTCATCTAACAATCACAATCCTTATAAATAGAAGGAGAATGGAGATTATGTTAGATGGCAACGATTTCAAATATTTTTATTGACCAAGGTGCTGATTTTAGCACAACTGTAACTATTTCAGATAGTGACGGTTCAGCACTTGATTTGACAAGTTATACAGCACTTGCACAGATTCGTAAAACCTACGAGTCTACTACTGCGACTGCTTTTACTGCAACCTTTGATGCCGATAGAACCACAGGCAAAATCACAATTTCCCTAACCGACACGCAAACCTCTGCTCTTGATTCTGGTCGTTATGTCTACGACTTACTTATCACTGATGCACTCGGTGTTAAGACTAGAGTTGTTGAAGGGATTGCAACTGTCAATCCAAGTGTATCAAGGAGCTCTTAAATGGCAATATCTGCTACATTAAATAAGACTAAGGGTGTTACTGGTTCAGTCTCGGAAGGACAACAACCTCAAGTAACTCGTGTTACAGTCCCAGGCCCTAAAGGTGACTCTGGTGCGACTGGTGGAAAACTAACAGAACTCGCAGATGTAGATGCATCCTCTGTCCAAGACGGTGCATTGATTCAGTATGATGGTGTGACTGAGAAGTTCGTAATCACAAACAGAATTGAAACCGAAACAGGTGAGATTCGACTAAGCGGAAGCGTATTTTAACGGAAACAATAAGGTAGAAAAAAATGGCAACTATTTTACAAATCAAACGCACCACAACTGCCAACCTACCATCTACTCTGGAGCAAGGTGAATTAGCATATCTTTATGACACCTCTGCAACAGATACAGATGCTGGTGGTAACGGTGGTCGTCTTTATATTGGTGACCCAACCACCAACACAAACACCCCACTAAAGGTCGGTGGTAAGTATTATACTGACTTACTTGACCACACACATGGTGTTCTAACATCATCTACTGCTCTGATTGCAGACTCTAACAAGAAATTAGATAACCTCAAAGTTGACAACCTCGACTTGAATGGTAATACTATTATTTCAACAGACACCAACGGTGATATTAACATCACTCCAAACGGAACTGGTAAGTCTGTTGTGTCTAACATGTATGTTGATGCATCTACTTCACTTCTTGAATACATTCAAGATGCAACTGGTGGACAGTTGCAAGAAGGTGAAGGTATCGACATCTCATATGATGACGCAGCGGGAACAACCCTAATCTCAGCTGAGGATGCGACTGCATCTAATAAAGGTGTTGCATCTTTTGATTCTACTGACTTTACTGTAACCAGTGGTGCGGTTACTCTAAATGCAGAAAGAGTTGAAGACATCGCTGGTGGATTGATTACTGGTGGAACTGGACTAACTGCAACCTATGATGATGCAAATGGTTCTCTATCAGTAGACTTGGATAACACAGCGGTTACTGCCGGTTCTTATGGTTCATCGACTGCAATCCCAACCTTTACTGTTGATGCACAAGGTCGTTTGACTGCAGCTGGAACTGCATCAATCTCAACCACACTTTCTGTTAGTGCAGATAGTGGTTCTGGTGATGGTGTTGCACTTGCAAACGATACACTTGCACTTGTTGGTGGTGAAGGTATTGATACTTCTATCTCTGGTGATACAGTAACAATTGCAGCTGAACTTGCAACTGACACAAACAAAGGTGTTGCATCATTTAGTTCAAATGACTTCGCAGTATCTTCTGGTGCAGTAACAATCAAAGCGCTTGGTGTATCAAATGCACAACTTGCTGGTTCTATTGATAACTCAAAACTTTCAAACTCTTCAATCACAATCGGTTCTGACTCTGTTTCACTTGGTGGAACTCAGACTGACTTGAATGGTTTGACTTCGGTTGATGTTGATAACATTACACTTGACGGTAATGTTGTTTCAACAACAAACTCTAATGGTGACTTGGAACTTTCTCCAAACGGAACTGGAACAGTAATCGTTCCTTCTGGTTATGAAGGTCGTGCTGGATTCCAATCACAGTCACTTGTAAACAAAGCATATGTTGACCAAGTTGCAAACGGACTTGATGTTAAAGCATCTGTTCGTGTAGCGACTACTGCAAACCTTTCTGCAACTTACAATAACTCTAATGGAACATTGACTGCATCTTCTAACGGTGCAATCTCAATTGATGGTGTTACACTATCTGCAAACGACAGAGTTCTTGTTAAAGACCAGACTGATGCAACCGAAAACGGTTTCTATAAAGTAACCACAGTTGGTTCTGGTTCATCTGCTTTCGTTCTTACTAGAACTCCAGATGCAAACGAAGCTTCTGAAATCACTGGTGGCGCATTTACTTTCGTTGAAGAAGGAACTAACAACGCAGACAACGGTTATGTTGCAACTCACAACGGAACTCCAACTCTTGGAACAGACAACATTACCTTTGACCAATTCTCTGGTGCTGGACAAATCAGTGCTGGTGATGCATTGTCAAAAACTGGTAACACACTAGATGTTAATGTTGATGACAGTTCTATTGAGATTGCAAATGATTCTCTACAAGTTAAAGCACTTGGTATTACCAATGCGATGCTTGCTGGTTCAATTGCAAATGCAAAACTAACCAATAGTTCTATCACAATCAACTCTCAATCAATTTCGTTGGGTGGTTCACACACATTTACTACAACCGACATTGGTGAAGGAACAAACCTTTACTACACAGATGAAAGAGTAGATGACCGTATCAATGCATTGTTCGTTGCCGGTGAAGGTATTGACTTCACATACGATGATGCAAATGGAACTTTCCAGATTGATGCAGAACTTGCTACTAACTCTAATAAAGGTGTTGCATCATTCCATGCAGATAACTTTGATGTTACTGCTGGTGTTGTTACTCTTGCCCAATTGGATGGTGGCAGTTACTAATGTCTTCAGTAATTAAACTAAAGAGGTCGGAGACGGCCTCTTCGGTTCCTTCCACATCAGATTTAGCAGTAGGTGAGGTTGCAGTAAACACTGCCGACCAAAAAATCTATATGCGTTCCAGTTCTGGAATTGTTACTATTGCTAACAATTCAACTGGTTCTGGTGGTGGTATTGCATTAACAGATATTAGTGTTGGTGCAGAGGGAACTGCTTCTGGTGATGGGGACTTGAGTTATAATAACTCAACTGGTCAATTTACATACACACCCCCAACACTAAGTGGAATTACTGGAAACACAGATGATTTAACAGAAGGTTCAACGAACCTTTTCTTTACAGACGCAAGAATTGATACACACATAAACACTTCTTCAGCTTCTGCAAACCAAGTTCTTTCTTGGGATGGAAGTGATTATGTTTGGGTAACACAATCTGGTGGTAGTGGTGGTTCTGGAAATGCATTTACTAACATTTCTGTTAGTGGACAATCAACTGTCCAAGCAGACAGTTCAACCGACACTTTAACACTTGTTGGAGCAGGACTAAATACTATTACAACGGATGCAACAACAGATACAATTACGATTGGAACACCTACTGGTATTCCTTTTACTAAAGAAGATGGGACATCAACAAGTTTGAATTTAAGTGTAGAGGCTGGAACTCTATCAACTGCTGTTCAGAATTTGTATATCCCTTTCACTAAAGAAGATGGCACATCGGTGACAACACTGGTGATGAGTTAAGAGATAAGAGATGGCAGCAAAGACACCTATAAAAGCGACTTTCACTGGTTCAGATGTAACTGGTCTTGCTGAATTTACTGCGGCAGACTTTATCCCTATCAGTGATGGGGGAACAGGTGCTGTGACTGCTGAAGACGCAAGAACTAATTTGGATGTAGATTCTTCAGCAGAAGTAACTACAAAAGCGGTGAACAACGGTATCACCTTTGCAATTGCATTAGGATAATAAGATATGGCAACTCCAAGCACAAGAGCAACATTCAAAGAATACTGTCTCAGAGCATTGGGTAAACCTGTGATTGAAATCAATGTTGACCCAGACCAAGTAGAAGATAGAATAGACGAAGCACTACAATACTTCTCTCAGTATCATTATGATGGTATTGAAAAAGTATTCATGAAATACAGACTAACCTCTGATGACATCTCTCGTGCGAGAGGTAACAACTCTGGTGAGACTGCAACCGATGTTGACGGTTCAACAACTGCAACATGGTATGAACAGAAGAACTGGATTCCAGTTCCTAGTTCAGTGATGTCTATTGTTCAAGTATTCCCTCTAACTGACAAACAAGCATTGAATATGTTTGATGTTCGTTATCAGTTAAGACTAAACGACTTATACGATTTCAGTTCAACCTCAGTCATTCATTACGAAATGACTATGCAACACTTGGACTTTCTAGACCACATTCTTGTTGGTGAGACACCTATTCGTCACAACCAACACCAAAACAGACTCTATTTGGATGCAGACTTCCAAACAGACTATGTTGAGAATGATTGGTTGATTATTGAATGTTATCGTAAACTAGACCCTGCTACCTACACAGATGTGTGGGATGATATCTTTCTTAAAAGATACGCTACACAACTAATTAAACGAAATTGGGGTGCGAACTTGAGTAAGTTCCAAGGAGTTCAAATGTTAGGTGGTGTTGCACTCAACGGTGAACAGATTTACACTCAAGCGAATGAAGAAATCCAAAGATTGGAAGAACAAATTCAATTAGCTTATGAGTTACCCCCTGTTCATATGATAGGATAATAGAATGTGTCCTACGAATGTTTACTTTGATACAGGAACTAGACCAGAGCAGCACTTATACGAAGATTTGATAATTGAGCAACTTCGTATATATGGCCAAGACTGCTACTACATTCCTCGTAAGTTAGTCGGAACAGATAATGTCTTCGGTGAGGATATCGGTTCGTCTTTTGAAGACGCATATCTGATTGAAATGTATATGGACAACATTGATGGATATGAGGGTGAAAAAGAACTCATGTCTAAGTTTGGATTAGACATCCAAGACGATGCAACCTTTACTGTTGCAAGAAGAAGATGGGAACAGTTTGTTTCTGTTGACAACAACATTGTAGAATCAAGTAGACCGAATGAAGGTGACTTGGTATTCTGGCCTCGTGGTAACAAGTTGTTTGAGATT